AATCATTATTGAACAGAGAAAAACCAAATGAAAGATTATTCTGAAAGCCTAATTAAACTTAAAGCAATGCTGCATCAATACCAAAAACTTGTATTGCAGGGCAAATATGACGCAGCAGCGGACATTGCGGTGGATATGCAAATTGTGGTGGTTGATCTTCAAGAATGGACTGAGGCTCAAGTTGACCAAAGCGCAGCGTAAACAATTTGAAAAGTTGGTTAACCTTGGTTGTTCATTGTGCCGACATTTGGGATACGGTGAAACGCCTAGCCATTTACACCACATCAGACGATTAGGAATGAAACGTGAAAATGCGCCGGTTATACCGTTATGCCCGACTCATCATGTGGGCAATGATGGGGTACATGGTTTGGGCAAAAAGTTATTTGCAAAAAGGTATGGAGTTACTGAAGAAGATTTATTAGCCCAAACAGAGGCGCTGCTGTGATTGCTACCCTCCAGCTGCCGCTACCGCCATCAGTTAACACTTACTGGCGCAATTTCAGGGGCAGAACAATCCTCAGTCAAGGCGGCAGGGATTACAAACTAGCGGTGCAAGAGTACGTCACGGTCAACAAAATACCTAGTTTTGGCGCAAACAGGCTTATGGCGATCATTACTATCTTCCCAAGGGATAAGCGCAACATCGACCTAGACAATAGGCTAAAAGGTTTATTTGACGCATTGCAAGATGCCGGCGTGTTTGAGGATGACGGTCAGTTTGACAAAATAGAGATTGCAAGGGGGTCGATTAAATCGGGCGGCGGTTGTACAATTGTTATAGCTACCTTGTGAGGCCACTATGGATTATCCTGCCGTTTTCGTGTCTACTTTGTTCCACAGCGGGACAAACGCACACTTTATGCACTTGCAGACCGACAGTTACGCCAAGCACGTTGCGCTGAACGAATACTATGACACGATCATTGAGTTAGTTGATAAATGGGCAGAGGCTTATCAAGGCGCTTACTCAATCATCAAGAGTTACCCCAAAGACTTTCATTTAGCCACCGATCCCGTCAAATACATCACAGGCGTAAAAGCGTTTGTTAAAGACATTCGTGACGAACTGCCCAAAGATTCAGAATTACAGAACATTGTGGACGAGATTGCTGACTTGATCGATTCAACCCTCTATAAGCTAAAGGCGTTCAAATGAATAAGCCTGGACTCTACGCCAATATTCTTGCTAAACAAGAGCGCATTAAAGCAGGCAGCGGCGAAAAGATGAGAAAGCCAGGTGATCCAGGCGCACCTACGGCTAAAGACTTTAAAGAATCAGCTAAGACAGCCAAGGACAATAAGAAATGACAGCGGCTTGGCAACGCAAAGAAGGGCAAAACCCTGCTGGCGGTCTAAATGCCAAAGGTCGAGCGAGTGCCAAAGCCGAAGGCATGAACTTGAAGCCACCAGTTAAGTCAGGCGATAACCCAAGACGTGCCAGTTTTCTTGCACGAATGGGCAATATGCCAGGGCCAATGGAGAAAGACGGGAAACCGACTCGATTAGCCTTAGCTTTAAAAGCATGGGGCGCATCAAGCAAAGAAGATGCCCGATCAAAAGCTAAAAACATAAGTGAGCGTAACCGTGGCTGATCCTAAAAAACTTGCTGACGCACTGACTCAAGACCAATTGATTGCTCAATTTAATCGCAATGAGGCTCAAGCGCAGCCGTGGTATATGAAACCAATGGACATGGAAGGCCGAGCGACATTCTTACCGTTTAAGGATACGTTGCCAGGCTCTGTGATGAATAAACGGGAATTTGCATTACCAGGTCTTTTGGCGGGTGCGGTCAATGCATTTACAGCGCCTGGTCGAGTATCTACTCAAGGATTTGACGCACCAGAAGAAGCCTTAAATTTAGCTACAAATGTATTTGGTGGCGGCATTACAACAGGCAAAATGATGCGAAACCCAACAGGCGTGGGTGGTACAGATTTAGCACTAAATGTATGGCATGGCACACCGCACGAGGTTAAAGGGAAATTTGATTTAGATAAAGTCGGAACTGGTGAGGGCGCACAAGCATATGGCTACGGAACTTATTTTGCTGAAAACCCTTTAGTAGCAAAAGAATATCAAAAGATGCTTGCCGGCCCAGAGCAAACAGCATCAGATTATTTAAAAATGTATAAAACGCCAGAAACAGCTATTTCTGCGCTTCAAGAAAGTATTTCTCCCAACCTTACGCCAGAAGCTAAAAAATTTACACAAGATGCAATTGACGTATTGAAATCTGGCAAACCTTTAATTGGGAATTTGTATAAAGCAGACATTCCTGATGCAGCTATACCTCAAATGCTCGATTGGGATAAACCTCTTTCTCAACAAAAACATATTTGGGACAAATTGCCACAAGATGTAAGAAACGCAATAGATGACGCATTGGAGAATAGTGGTCGAACTTCAATGAGTGACGCTTTGGGTGAATACAAAGGTAGGCATTTATATAAAGCGTTAGAGCATCATGAAGTCCACGAATCGTTACCACCTCAAATTGGGGCATCAGATTGGTTTAAAGGTGACACTAGCCCAGCGCAACATACGTCAGCCTTTTTAGAATCTCTTGGAATACCTGGGGTGCGTTATTTAGATCAAACAAGTAGAAAAACAGGTCAAGGAACAAGTAATTTTGTAGTATTTAAACCTGAAACCGTTGAAATTCTTGAAAAAAACGGTATTCCAACGAGAAAAGAGTTGCTGCAACAAGAGTTTGATAAGCTAGATAAGTAAGCTAAACTCAACCAATCTTAAATCTAAGACCATTGAGAAAAGATATGGCAATTGAAAAACAATCCAAGATTATCAAAGGCGGTAAGAGGGAAGGCGCTGGTAGACCTGTTGGTATTCCTAACAAAAGCACAACGAAAGCTAGAGAGGCTATAGCAGCCTTTGTAGACGGTAATGCTGACAAACTACAAGAATGGCTTGACCAAATTGCAACAGATGAACGGTATGGCCCAAAGACAGCGTTTGATTGTTTTATGGCTGTTGCTGAATACCACGTTCCTAAACTTGCACGAACCGAACATACTGGCGCTAATGATGGCCCAATTGAACTGGTGGTCAAGTGGCAAGACGGGAAGTAGTCTTGCCATATAGTCCACGGGGTGCGTTCAAGCCATTCCACAACAGAACCGAACGTTGGGCTTGCCTTGTTGCACACCGACGAGCTGGCAAGACAGTCGCAGCCATTAACGACATTGTTCGGGCTGCGCTCATGTGCAAAAGCACAAACCCACTATTTGCATACATTGCGCCATTTCGTAGCCAGGCTAAGTCTGTGGCTTGGGATTACTTGAAACACTTTGCTGCGCCTGTGCTTGCGTCATCCAACGAGGCCGAGCTAACCATCGAGCTTATAACTGGCGGCAAGATACGCTTGTTTGGGGCTGACAACGCAGATGCTATGCGTGGCTTGGGCTTTGATGGCGTATTCATGGATGAGTACGGTGACTTCAGGCCATCAGTTTGGGGTAACGTTATCCGACCTACATTGTCAGACAAGCAGGGTTGGGCGGTGTTCGCCGGTACACCAAAGGGAAAGAACCAGTTTTGGCAGATATTTGAAACAGCCAAAAAAACGCCTGATGAGTGGTTTCACCTTGTTCTCAAGGCTAGTGAGTCTGGACTGCTACCCGACACAGAGCTACGGGCAGCTGCCGCACAGATCAGCGATGACCAGTTCTTGCAAGAGTACGAGTGTTCGTTTGAGGCGGCAATCCTTGGTGCTTTTTATGGCGAGGACTTACGCAAGATTACAGATGCCGGTCAGGTTAGGCGTGTTGATTACGATCCGCACCTACCTACATACACGGCTTGGGACTTAGGCTATCGTGATGACACGGCTATTTGGTGGTATCAAGTCATCCGCAACGAAATCCACATCATTGATTATTTTGCAATAAGTGGTGCAAACATTGCAGAAATAGCTAAAATAGTCGTAGAAAAGCCGTATAAATACGCAAAACATTACTTACCGCACGATGCAAGGGCTAAAACTCTAGCAGCAGCGGGTAAGTCAGTCATTGAGCAGTTGAGTGAGTATCTAGGGATTAACAACATGGCGATTGTGCCTGACTTGTCGGTGCAAGACGGGATTCAGGCGGTTAGACAGATGCTGCAGCAATGTTGGTTTGATGCTGAACGGACGCACGATGGGCTAGAGGCACTAAGACAGTATCAGCGTGAATATGATGAGGACAAGAAAGCATTTAGGCAGACACCACGGCATGATTGGACAAGCCACCCAGCAGATGCATTTAGGATGTTGGCGATTGCTTGGAGGTTAGAGCCGAAGGTTAAGCAGCCAGATATGGTTAAGCCGTTGATGGTCGGGCCTGAGAACACAGTAACTTTGAATGATATGTGGGCAACCCACACAACAAACCGGAGTAGAAGATTATGAGTGGCGTACCTTATCCATATGAGTATCAATACGAACACGTTGCAGCAAGCCAAACAGCACAAGTCTTAGGCGGCACAGGCGCAACTGGTGATTACATTCATCGTCTATGTTGCACCGTGGCTACAGCTGCGACAGGTAACGTCATCCTGCTAGATGGCACAGGGTTCTCGCACACGATTCTGCCAGCATTGCCAGGCGGCGGTATTGGTCAATACAACATTGAAATTAACGCTATTTCTCGCAACGGTGCGTGGAAGATCACAACTGGCGCAGGCGTGGAAGTGTTAGCCATTGGCATTTTTAGCGCATGATCGTAGCAAGCGTATTGCGGTCAGGTGGTGATTTCAAGCCTGAACACGTTTATGCGTTGCAAAAGATGTGCGCTAAGTATCTGCCACCGCATGAGTTTGTGTGTCTGTCAGACGTTGAACTAGAGTGCAAAACCATCCCTTTGCTGCATGATTGGGTTGGTTGGTGGGCAAAGATGGAGTTGTTTCGGCTACCTAGTGCGCTGTACTTTGACCTAGACACGGTGCTGACTGGTGACTGTACGGCAATGATTGAGGCGGCAAAGCAGCACGATTTCGTGAT